GTCAGATGACATAATGTAAGCTGCACCGAAGTTATAATTGTTCTGCATGGTACTCTCCCATTTATCTAGATAAGAAGCCTTGATCTTTATCAACAGGGGCGGCTTCGGGCACCCTGTCAATATCTAAAAAGCCAGTGTCTGGCTCGGTAACTCTTGTTGACATATCATCTGATGGTATACGTTCGTATACTGTGTTATCAAAGTCCCTCATCTCTGGATAAATATCTGAATCCTCTCCTGCAGCAGAGGGTTGCATAGCGGCAACTGCACCACCTGCAATACCTGCAGGAACTTTAAGAGCCGTCAAAGCTGCTTCTGCAGCAGTCTCAGCAGCAAAAGCAGCAGGTTCTTCTATAATCTGACGTGCGGTTTCTACACCAACTGCACCTAAAAGCACTTTTTTAAGCGGACCTAAGACTATTCCCATACGAGCAAGTTTTTCTTTTAGGCCGGGAGAAAGATCATCTGGTGTTTTAGGTCCCTCTGGCGCATCGGCTGTGGGTTTTTTACCTCTAAGAATACTTAGCTCATCGTCTCGAATCTTCTTGACATCTTCATTCCTACGAACTTTTGCGCGGATAGCATCTTCGTCTATTTCCTCAAGTTTTGTTTCTAGTTCAAGGCGAGACTTTTTTGTCTCTGCGCTTTTTTTTAAAGCTGTTTCTTCTTTCAATTTACTTACAGCGATTGCTTCATTTTTAAATTGTTGTGCTAGATCAGGGTCAGCAGAGGGCGTACTTTCTATCGAATATTTTCCTGATTCGGGTTCAAGTATATCTAAAAAATCATCAGATAAGGCTGCTACATATTCGTCGGCTACTAAAAGAGAACGATCAATTTTAGTCCGTAAAACATCTTCTGGAAAAGAAATACCTACATCAGCAGAAAATTGAGCAATAGTTTGTGTTCCAGAGTATCCTGCAATAGATGCTACCAGTTCATTTGCAGCGTTTTTAATTCGACGCTGCCTTGCTGCCATTGCAACATATCCAGCAGCTTCTGATTGAGGCTTTCTACCGTTTAGAAAATCTATATCGCTTTCATTCAGTCCGGAATCTGTTAGAATAGTCTCGTTTAGATTTCGTAACTTGTAAACGGTAAAGTTTTCTTTTTGTATCGACCCGTCAGGTTTTGCAAAAGAAACCGGGTCCATTGTATTTTTAAGAATAGTGTTTAACGTTTTCTGATCTTTTTTTGCATTTGGAAATATAAAGCCCGTAGTCTGATTCCCAATTTGTTCATTTAAAACACCTTGAACAGCAGGATTCACAACAAGAAATTTGTTCTTTTTACTTTTCTTGTCATAAAAGGTTAAGATACCTTTTTCTTTATCGTAATTTTCAATTTTAAAGTTGGCTATGTTTTCTGGGCGAAATCCACCAAATAGATGTGCTGCCAGTTGATTTCGCACTTCTTTAGATAGGTTACCATCACCAAGAATAATTTTTAATTTTTGATACACATCCGGCTGAAAGCCTACTGGTATTTTTCTTGATCTTTTATAATCCCATCCAGACTCTCTGTTGAAGGCTTCTTTTCCTAAAGAATTTTCAACTTGCTTCTTTACGTAGCCAGAACCAAATCCAGCATTATCAAACATTGTATTTAGTCGAGTTATAAGAAGGCTTGACCTGCTACGCAAAGTGGGAGATGCCTTTACATCAGCGTCACGAAATTTTCCTTCTGAAATAACATCTCCAAATACTTGCCCTACGTCCATTTCCCCGACAACCATATCTAAAACAGGCCGACCAGTAACCTTGTCATTGACTCCCTTTAGAAGTGCAATGTGTCTTTTTATCTCGTCTGGCACTGAGCCGTCAGGCTTAGACGCAGCTTCGAGTTCAAACAACTCTCGAAGTGTCAAAGACTTTTTTTGATCAGCCGTTAATCGTGTTGTTGGTTCTTCTGCCATCAGTATCCAAATACTTCATCTTGAACTTGATGCACCTGATTTTTAATTGCACCAAGTTGTTTGTGAATAGATGTGTACCCGCTGGTACGTGTCATAAGCATGTAGCGCAACGCATCGTAAGCGTGATCTTCTGCTTTTGTGTCTACGTCTTCACTGTTTGATTTAGACAGTGGAATACCTGCCAACTGTTTTACAGTGTGTTGACAGGTTGAAAAAATTCTTAGTCGAGGTTCATTTGTGTACGGATCATTGGCTAAACGGCGGTGGATTTCCATCTTGCCCTGTAGCCTGTTACGATCTGAAGGTGTCCAACGAACACCTGCCCTCATCATCGTCTCTGCAATCGAAGGACCAAATCCTGTTTTATTCCAACAAGAGGAATCAAGAACTGTATAATGTGGAGTAGGGTCTAGTTGTTCTGCTTCTAATATTTTATCGGCTAAATCGTCTGCTGTCAAGTGTTTTGCATATAACTCACGATATATCCAAATATTATTATCCCAGTCAATAGCACCCCACAACACGCAAGAAGGGCTGGCGTATCCATAATCGGCTGCACGGATTCGCGGCCAGTTGGTGGGAAGATCGTAAGGCTCAACAACGTGTCGTACTCTTGAAAATTCAGGGAAGGCCGCTCCCTCTGCCACATCCCAATCCCCTTCGAGAAGCCGCTTTCGTTCGACTTCTGGGAGCGATCTCAGCATGGCCTCGTATTGACCATCAGCCATGAGATAGGGATTGTCGGTCAGCCGTGCCGGAACAAACTTTCGAAAGAACAGCGGCTCACCTGCTTTCTCGTGACCCGGTGGCCACTCAAAGCGTTTACCTGTTTCTATATCAAACGCTGCAAATGCCTTGTTAGGTTCGACGTTATCGATGTAGGTCTTCTTGACCCACCAACCACCAACACCGCCGGGGTTTGCTGTGCAGCGCATACACAGGTTATGTTGCAATTCGGCATCAGTAGAACGTAGACGAGAACGAAGATAATCCCACACATATGGTGTAGGGTATTGGGTTACTTCGTCTATACCGATCCAGTTAAAAGCCTGACCTTGAAAACGGGTTACGTCTTTGTCTTTGTCTAAGTACGTAAACCACATGGTAGCACCTGAAGGAAACACCCATGTGGATTTTGATTCTCTAAACTTTGCACCCGGAAATGCTTTGGGGTACAACTGTCGTGATTTGTCGATAAGTTCGGTTAACTCATCCAGAGTGCGCCTGAGAAGAAGCCCCCGATGATTGCTATTGTGACAATACCTAAGAGGGTCAGCCAGCAAAGCAAAACTTTTTCCTCCCCCTGCTGCGCCGCCATAAAGAACGTCTCTTTCACTAGACGATAAAAATTCTTCTTGAGGTCCCGGATTCGGTTTAAATACAATTTCAGAATCACCAACAAGGTCTGTAACTGATTTTGGAAGTACGTCGAGATCAGACTGTTCAATGACAGCGGGTCCACTACCGTTGATAGCTTTCTCAACTTTACTAGCACTGCTTTGTACTTTTCTAGCATAACGACGCTTATCCTCTGCGGCCTTTGTAACTTTGTCTGCTCTTTTTTTGGCTTGTCGTACTCGTTTCTGCGTTTCACGACGAGCACGTTCAGCCCTAGAAAGATTGTAGGTTGATTTGGGAGCGGTAGGGTCTTTCTTCGGTCTACCGCGAGGTTTTGAAGTTTCTTCGCTCACTTTTCTGCGCTACCTGCTGCGGAGCGACCTCTGTGTGATGAACGATACGTTCTAAAATTAGGACTGCCGGGTTTCAAGTTGAGGTTGAAATGATCCTGCTCTTCCGACGTTAGGTTGCTAAAGTTTATCATAGCAATTTTACGTATTTCTGCATCACTCCGCATCAATAATTACCTCTTTTTTAGGTGGCAACAGAACAACACCGTGTATAGCTTGTACGTTGTGGTTCAATGTCTCTTGTTTTGCTACCCCAACACGGTTTAATAGCGATTCTGCGGCTCTGAAGCGCAGTTCGTCGCCTCTTTCGGGTACAGGGTTGTCAATTGTGTTTACAAGGCGTGTAGCGGCCTTCAAAGCGTTTGTAGCGAGTAGCGATTTTGTACGATCTACTATCTCTTCAGCAAGAGAATGCTTCAACCAAGCAACAGAACCGGACGAATAACCTGCATCTAGGGCAGCTTGACGTACATTGCCCCCGTTTTCAAACAAAAGAGACAGAAAACGAGACTGTTGATCCGTAAGTTCTCGTTCTTTTTTATTTTGAGCAAGTAAATTCATAATTATGTTCCGGTTTCAAACTCACATTTGTATTTTATGTTGTATGGGGGCTTGAATGCGAACCCAACGTTCCCTGCCATCTCATCAATTCGTGCCTTACAGGCTTCTCTCGTGTGATACGGGCCAAAAGTGTCTGTTAAAATGACACATCCACTGGGTGGGAAGGTAGGATTTCCCGCAAACATGCTACATACCATCAAAGAGGCTGTGAACATGGGGATTTCCTTTTACATTTATTGTTATATGAGGCAACTTGCTAGGCTACTTTACGCTCCGTTTTTAAATTATAGAGTCTTTGTCGGCGTGTGCTAGGTCTAGTTTAGTCCTCGAAGTAATATTATGGTCTATATCTAGTAAAGTCAACCCT